TGTTGAGAGGTGGCAAATCTCCTCTCCAACCTTCCTCAGGCGTCCTCCGTTTGAAAAGCTTCTGCATCATATCCGAGCCAAAAGTAATACGTCATCTACGTTATCCTCATTAATCCAACCGTTGTCAATAGCCGCCGCAAGGACATCACTGATAGAGATATTGAGAAGCTCAATCAGCTCCCATCCTTCCAGTGCGTCCTTGAGCGCATCTTCTTGTTCGTCAGTCAATAGGTTATCCATTTGGCGCATTAGCTGACTTTCGAGCGGGTTCCATTCTGCCAGCTTCCGCAGGCCTGACATTGTAGGCGTTGAATGCGGAAATACTTAGTGCGTCGATAGCCGCGACTCTGTACCTTGTTGCTACCGCACGCACCGCATTCGTGGAGCGTTGAGCCAAGGTGCGGATGGTTTGCAATGTACGGCTTGAGTTTAACATAAAGACGCTCCGTTAGTTTAATGTCACCGATGTTGTACTTACGCATTTTGCGTTGAGCACGTTCATCACCTTCCATGACCTTGAGCCACAGCTCGAAGCCTTGGTTCTTTACCTTACCGCCAATACCAAGAAGAGGACCAACATAAGCAAGCTTGCCGGATTGAAGACCGAGCTTGCGTACAGTCTTGAGAAGGTCGATGGAGGTAAGAGGCGGTACTGGAGGCAGACCAGCAAGGAGGAACTCACCATTAAGCTTACGAAGGTCAAAGGCGTCAGAGTTATAACCAACTACAGCATCCGCTTCTGAGATAAGTTTGTGGGCTGTCTTAATCATACCGAGATGACCGTCTGTCCAATCCGAATGGAAAAAGATTTCCGGCTCACCAACATACTTAGCAGCAAAGCTGATAGGTGCTGAGGGTGTTACGAGCTGATTAAGAGAGATGTTTTGGTCGAACAAGCCCCACACATACGCAAGGGCGGGCTTCGTTTCTATGTCAAGCACTAGAATTTTACTCATGCTTTTTCTTTCTTTTCTTTACAGGCTTTTTATCAGGAACAAATAGCCCGGTGCCTTTATTAAGATATTGATATGCTCTTAGGAACTTTTCAGGGTCTCTGTGTTTCCCTAAAAACCGTCTATTACAGAAGCCACAAAGAAGACCACGTATTTCCGAGGTAACATGGTCGTGGTCTACTGCAAAATTAACCCCACTTTCGTCTTGATGCTTTAGGCAAATTGCACAGCGATTATCTTGAGACGAAAGCAGGGCATTATACTGCTCTTGGGTTATGCCAAAGTTACGGAGAAGGTGAGAATTTCTGTAGGAAAGGTAAGACTTCGTACTGTTCTCTTCTTTCCACTTTCTACGGTACGCATTCATCAGAACACGCCGCTGCTCGCCCTCCTCTCTGGCCCGACCCCTGCACAGAGAAGAGCAGTAAACGTGAGTTTTATTTTTAGGAGTAAACTCAGTTTCACATATTTTACATTTCAGCAAAATCATTTACCCTAGGAGGCTTGACAATTTTAGTTAGATACTTAGGGCCGGAAGAGTAATAGTACGTTTTGAGGCCCGGCCAGCAGGTTTCTTTATGGCCACAGTAGGAGCAGCCGACGCCGAGTCGCATGTTACCAGACTTTCCTTCGGGAACTTCGTCGTAGCAGCGCGGCGGCGGGGTGTCTTGACTGACCACGTGCTTGATGTGGGCAATGCGACCTTCAACGTCGTAGCCTTGAGGGGGCTTGGATAGGCATAGCTTGCCAAGGGTTTTGTCAGCGACGAAGAAGGCTGTTGGCAGGCCGAGAGCTTTACCGTAACCGGCGAGTTGGGCGACGTACCCGAAGGGGTCGTTTCCGGGCTTATATAGGTCGCCGGATTCAAACTTACTGAAACTGAATGAGCTAGCTGACTTAGTGTCAACCACCACCCCATCAATAATCGCGTCAATGTGGCCTTTAATGCCATCTACTTCTACTTCCTTCTGTTGAGCCTCTACCGTATGACCAGCCATCTGAGCATAGAGCAGAAGCATTTCTTCAATCAAGTCGCCATAAGCAAACTTGATAAACGTGTGAGGCGCAAGGGCCTCTTTCTTGTGCGTTCCGTTAATGTCATACCACAGTTGCCTGTCAGGCTTACCGATGTTAGACATACGGAGGCGGGGGGTTGTGTCTCGCTCCTCGTTGAAGCGAATGGTCATCTGTTCTTCTAGGTTTACGCCAAACTGTTTGAACAAGCCCGTGTCGTGAGGAAGCTTACCATCACCAAACAAAGCGTATATGTCCGAAACCAATGTGTCAATTGTCTTAACCACGGCGTTCCTTTCGGGTCTTGATAATATCAATGTCCCTTGGCATCCAGTAGTTCTGACGAGTTACCAGAACCTTTCGTACACCAGCTACAGTACTTTCTTGAGGGTGAATTTGCATCACCTCTCGCACCTTGCCTTGTGCCTCTTCCTCAGAGTCTGCTTCGACAAGGACTTGTACGTCTCTGGTAGTAATCTGGTCTACTTTAGCGATAACAGTAAATAGTGTCATTTACGCGTCCCTTCGGGCGCTAAGCAGCTATGCTGCGTTCATATTCCTTAAATAATGTGTGGGCGTTTTGTCACTCTTACTCAGGGTTTCCCACTCATCCTGAGGTCAGCTAGGTATTGTTAATGTTTCCACCTAGTCTACTTCGTTAGAACGGGACTTCGTCGTCCAGTTCAGTACTCTTCGGGGCCTTCTGTGCAGGCTTGTCGTCGTCTTCCATAGCGCCAAACTCTTCCGACTGGAAGGTGACGTGGTCAACAACACGAATAGCCACAGGGTAGACACCCATCTTCTTGCCGACGCCGTAGTCACGAACATCAAGCTTGACATCGCCGGAACTACCGTTACCAATCAAGGCATTCTGGTCCCACGGCTGATTAGCCTTGTCGTAGACTCGGATAGGCTGGTTCGGCTTACCGTCTGCACTCAGCTCTGACTTCTTGAACTGAATGAACGGGACACGGTCAGCAAACTGACCCTTAGTGCCGATGTTGAAACCCTTACCCTTGATGCGGTCAGCAAGGCCGAGTGCCTTATACTTTTTGAGGCTGTCTGCATCCGGTTCGAGTTCAAACGTCCACTCATTACCGTCACCTGCGTAATTCTTCCGAGGTGCGCCGAGGACCTTAGCCCACGACAGCTTGCCGGTAAGGAACACTGTCTGTTTAGTACTTGCCATTTTTCTAGGTTCTCTTTCTTAACGCAGCTATGCTGCTGAGCGCCTTATCGGCGCATTAACTAGCGTGCGACCTTCGCACCCTATACACTTATTATACACGATTTTTCGTAATTGTCAACTCTTTTTTCTTCTCCTCCATAAAGTCTTTGTACCACTGTTGACTAGCGGCAGTTTCTACCCATTTAGAAAAGAGGGGCTGCAAGGTTCTCTCGACAGCTTTGGTTAGTGCGTCTGTGCCCATGTCAATCCTTCCTTTGCTGTTCCATCCAATGGGATAGTAAGGTTAAGTTCTTCGCCAGCTTCTCGAATAGACTGAACGCTTCGTTCTGCGTGTCGCCGAGAATCTCTAGGGTCAACGTCGTACTGCCATTCGTCGTGGATGTCTCCAACTTTGAGAGAGTCCAACCCATCTGAGCGTATATACCTCTCCAGAAAGATTGCTGCTTGAGCCATGACTCGGGCACCACCACCTTGTAGCTTGTAATTGAGTGCTGAGTGGGGCGAGGGGCATACCAATCCAGCTCCATCGACCAACCAGACCCGGCCCTTAACCTGCTCACTGATGGCTTCATCCATGACTCCTTTAAGACCAAGACGTTCGAGGAATTGGTCTCGCATGACCTCACCCTCTTTCTTTGTTCCGCCAATAATCGACGCAACTTTTTTCGCTTGTGCGCCGTACTGGATAGCGTAGAGCAGAGTCTTTGCTCGCGGGCGAGAGACACCAGCAACGTCTGCATTATATTGGTGTGGGTCACCGCTTAGAACCTGCTCGTTAAAAGCGGGCCGGTTGAGGTAATGTGCGAGCATCCGTAGTTCAAGACCAGCAGCGTCCGTGCCAACAAGCACGCGTCCGGGTCGGGCAGTCCATAGGTCTCTAGCTTCATATGTAAAATATCCGGCTTCTCCGTAGAGTACGTGCTCGTTACCGTCTGAATCTTTGTAGGTCCGAACGCTTGGGATATTTCCCGAGTTAGGGTTTGAATGTCGCAGTCTAAGGGTATTCGCAACGAAAAGGTCCCCGTGCATACAGGAGTCCGTGTCATCCCAATTCTCCAGCCAGTTGTTGACCATGTTGGCTCGGCCATTGATGCTCAGCCATTTGGTTAAAAGAGCCGCCTCGGGAATGTTGGTGCGCTCTGCGAACTCCGCCAAGGACTTTTCCGTGGGCTTGGGGAGGCCGGTTTTGGTCCACTCGTCTGGCTCCCATCCGAGCGCAGTAAGCTTTGCCACTCTTTGGAGAGGGCTGCCAATGTTGAAAGGTCGGTCTTCATACGCGCGATAATTGTCTCCAATTTCTTCGATGACATATCGCTGGGAATCTTTGACATATTGTGCTGCAAGTTGACCGTTTCGAAGAAAACGCGGTCTCTCACGGACCAGTATTCGCTCTGGGAGGAAGGCGGCATGAATCAACTCCGTTAGTTCGTCTTCGCGTTTGCGAAGCTGTTGGTAGAACGCCATAGCCCGAGGGCCGTCGAAGTAGAAACCATTCTTCCGCTGGCGCTCTAGGATAGCGGTAAAATGGTGTTGGATAAAGCAAGTCTTCTCAGAGAAGCCAATCTTACGCATGACCTTGACAAGCCTGCGGTAAAGCTCGGCTGTCACGGCTACGTCCTGTTGGCAGTAGTCCATCATCTCCTTAGAGAGTTTAGACCAGTCATTGAAGCTACCCTTAGGCATCCTGATACGCACACCCCAAGCATCAAGGGAGTGACCTCCCTCAAGTCCGGGATGATAAAGCGTACTCAGGGTTAGAGTATCAACAACAGAGCTTACTGAAAGCCGAGTACCGAGAAGACGGTTGAGATTAGGAGCGTCGAACTTAAGGAAATTGTGACCAACGTAGCGATGTCCGACACGGTCAGCGAAGAAGTTGAAAATTTCATTAGCATCAGTTAAGATTCCTTTTTCTTTAGTTACAATGTTTTCATAGGCCATACAATAGATGACCGTGGGTGTTAGGCTGTCACACTCAATGTCACATGCCCAATAGGTTTCGTCGTAGTCGAGATACATTTATTCCCAGTTTCCTGTCTTCCATATATTAGGAAGGGGGCCTCCTGTCAGTATCCCGCGAATTTCCCCAAGGTCATAACCAGCCAGGCCAGTACCAAAAGGAGTCAAGAGAAACTGAACCTCAGGGTGCCTCAGGGCATACTTCCAAAACCTAATATAGGATTGTTGTATGTCACTAAGAGGAAGTGTTTTCAAGTCAGCATCTTTAGTCGGGAGAGCGTAGGCATTACCCGTCCTACCCTCTCCTACGCCGTACTGTGCCCCCCAATGCTGGATTGCCTCAAGAGCAGCCCCCTTACCGTGTCGCCCTGCGAGATTGCTCCCAAATACAAAGACACATTCTCTCATTACTAATGCTCCTATGAGTACGCTGCAAATTCGTCACCAGCAATGCTGCCGCCCTTCTCGTAGGCGTCAACCTGCTCTGGCGTCAGCTCTTCCAAACGACCAGTCTCCTCGTTGTAGAACAACCAGCAAGTAGGGCCAGTACGACCGCAGAAGCGGTTCTTCTCCACTGTGATGCGTGTGATGTTACGACGCCAAGGGTCGGGGTCGGTCTTGTCACGATGCAACTTAAGATGGATGTTGGCAATCTGCTCAGGGCCTGCCGAACCACGCACCGTACCTTGACGGTTGATGTGGATGATGGCAATGACACAGATGTTGAGGTTCATACAAAGCATCTTAAGCTTCGTACTAATCTCGTCTAGCTGTTTCCGTTCGTCACCAGAATGGTCTGATACAACAATAGATAGGTGGTCCAGAACAATGTAACGGCAACCAAGAGCTGCCATATGGCGAATCTTTGAAAGTACAGCATCAATATCGTTACTGCCAAAGTGGTCCCATATAACGACCCGATTATTATTGATGACGTTGTCAAAATGCTTTCGTAGCTCACTCTCAGTCCTCTCCGTATCGGGGAGGTGGTAGGGCCGCGAGGCATCTACAGACATCAGCCCAATAACCGTGTCGTAGTTAGGCTCTTCCAGATGGAGGATGCCTACACCGACCTTCTCTTCTATTAGCTCAGGGTCCGTCAGAAGTTTGTGTTCGATTTCCTTTACGATGCTGGTTTTGCCAACCCCCGTGTCTGCGGAGAGAAGGATGACTTCACTAAGACGAAGTCCGTAGGTTGCGTGATTAAGCCCACGCCACGGATAAAGAACTGATTTCGGGGTTTTGTGATTAGCAACTTCCCCCCACATATCTTGGCCAATCTTAAGGCCGTCAGGCATGTAGGTAGGTGCTCGGAACCACTCATTGATGTACTCCCTCTCGAAGCCGTTCATCAGGTAATCGTTGGCGTCTTTGCCCTTCTCAAACTTGACGATATGCACCTTGCCCGGACTAAACAGTTGGGCTACTTGCTGAGCAGACTTCTTACCCGGTTCGTCAGCATCGAATGCAATTACAATCTTCTCGAAGGAGTGGGAGCCCTGCGGGGAGTGCCTAGAGATTGCTCTCGATGCCGCCTATAGTGGTGGTTTCTCTCCTGACTACGAGAAGCTAACCGACAAGCCCGCCGAGGTTGAAAATCTCGATGTTGACTTGTTCACAAGTGAAGACCCTCCGACGTATGGTCGCCGGATGTATGACCCCGCACAGGGGGGAGCAGTAGGGT